CAACGTTATTGGCAACTTGACCTCTTATGGCCAGTATGCTGATGACAGCACATTTCAGGTCGTTCCTGTTTGGGAGAACAAGCTTCAGGCCATGGCCTATGAAGATGCTCTCTATACTCGTACCTCTCACTGTTCATATGAGCTCCGCGACAATAAGTTGCGCGTTTTCCCAAATCCGTCCGCTTATAACATTGAAAAAATGTGGTTTGAATTCACTGTGCCAGGAAATAATTGGGAAGTTCCAGAAGGATCTGCAGATATTGGCGTAGATGGAATCAACAATATGAACACGCTGCCTTTGGATAACATTCCATATAAGAACATCAACTCCATTGGAAAGCAGTGGATCCGCCGATTCTGTCTGGCATTGAGCAAAGAAACTCTTGCCCTTGTCCGTGGCAAATTCGCCACTATTCCAATTCCTGGTGACTCCGTGACGCTAAACGGGGCAGAACTGGCATCTCAAGCAAAAGATGAGCAAGAGAAACTTAGAGAAGAGCTCAAAACAATCTTGGATGAGATGACGTATGGCAACCTGATGTCAAGCGATGCGGAATTGATTGAGAACGCAAACAAGATTCAACAGAAGATCCCCTTAACTATCTTTGTGGGATAGGAGGGTAGATAGTGTCTAACAACGACAATAAGTGGGACCAGCCAGAAGCACCACCACCCCCTCTATTTACGGGGCAAAAAGAAAGAGATATTGTCAAACAGGTTACTGATGAAGTAATCGAAAGAGTAATAGGGACGTCCATCCTTTATTACCCTATCAGTATCAAGCATTCAGATTTTCACCCCCTCTATGGAGAGGCGATTAATAAGACCTACCTCCCTCCCGTCCATGTGGAGGTCCTCGCAGAGTGGGAAGGCGAAGACACTACAACTACCGGATTTGGTATCGACAAGCAGTCGGCCGTAACCATTCACTTCCACAAGCGCAGGCTGACAGAAGATCAAAACCTTTTCGTGCGAGAAGGAGACTTCATTCAGTACGGAGAGCAGAAGTATGAAATAGTTTCACTCTCTCAGCCAACGCTGCTTTTTGGGCAGGTCGATTACAAGGTGGAAGTTTCAGCCAAGTGCGTTCGTGCTAGGGATGGAACCTTCCCATCAGAATCATATCCAGATCCGGAAGAGGATGATCCACGTTTTACGGCTGCACCAGCTTGCGATCCCATTGAGGAGATTCGTGTTTTGACTGGTGACACCACCAGTACAGGCGGATCTGGAGAACAGCCTTGTGGCGAAGTCTATGAGCGCCCCGGCACACCGCCGCCACCCCTCTTTACAGGTAAGAAAGAATCAAACTTGGTAAAACAGGTGAATGACGAGCTCTTAGAGAGGGTCGTTGGCCAGCAGGTGGTGTATTTCCCGATATCTGTGCCCCATTCTGACTTTCACGAGCTCTATGGCGAGGCCATCAACAAGACTTTCTTGCCACCGATCCGAGTTTTTGCAGCAGTGAGCTGGGAAGGCAGCGAAACCACGACAACAAATTACGGAATTGACAGAAAATCATCAATTCAAGTGAAATTTCACAAGCGAAGACTCTCTGAAGACCAAAACCTCTTCGTTAGAGAGGGTGATTTCGTTCTTTATGGCAAAATATTGTATGAAATCGTTAAAGTTGGCCAACCAAAGCTTCTTTTCGGGAAAATAGATGAAAAATTTGAAGTTGTTGCTGATTGTATCCGAGCCAGAGAGGGCACATTCAGATTATCCGAAGTGGAAGGGGTCGTCAATGAGTTCGATCTCGATTCGGTAACTGCGTGCGACAACGCAAACCTTGTTATCCCCGATGGCGTTGATAATACGATGGCCAATGTTGGCTCCGGAGCAGGAGTTTTTAAAAATAAGACAGGAATTCAATTTAACATGAAGACTCTCGTAGAGGGAGAGAATATTGTTATAACCACCACAGACGATGAGATAAAAATAGACTCAGCAGGGGAGATCAGCGGAACAATAACAAACGCTCTTACTGCTTCGTATGTCGAGACAGCTCAGACAGCATCTTACGTTGCCGCAGCCAACATAGACGGAACAGTATTGAGCGCTTCTTTCTCGCACACAGCGTCACTTGCTCATACCGCATCATTTTACCTTGAGACCGATACCTTGGCGAGCGTTGTCGCCCGAGGCAGTGCCACCACCGATTCGATAAGCGTAGGAGAGCTTTCAGCTACAGACACTTCAATTACGGGAACCTTGGATGTCTCAGGCTCGACCATCTTTGGCCGAGAAGCCACAGATACACATCGCTTTACGGGTTCGCTGCAGGTTGGCAGTGCATCTTCTGGTCCATACACTTGGCCATATGAAATGGTCCCTGCCGTCGAGATTGACAACGACGGTGTGATTTCGACCAATCGTCGAGGAGATAGGGGTTTTAAATTTCTTGCGAAAAACTCCGCAAACGCAGGAGGCAAGTATATTGCCAGTTTTTACGGCGACGGAGGCTCAGGAGAGTTCGAGGTTGTCAGAATTGGCAGAGACGAACTTAGAATGGTCAGCGACGGATCTACTCTCGGTGCTGGCCCAGCAGGTACAGGCAGCTTCAGAATGAGAGCCCAAGAGCTTTTGCCAGAGGTTTACCTTGAC